CGTTGCCTTTCAACCCATCAATTCTTACCGATGGGTGACTTTTCGGTATTTTATCAAACCGAACTTTTCCAAAACTAACCATTCGTTGTTCCATAATAAACCATCCCATATCAAGATCCGATATAAGCGACTGGTGTTTTATCATTGAATATGACGGGTGTACCTGCGCTCCTTTCATCCAGATAAAATAATCAATGCGTTTCAAGATGCGCCAATCAACATAATCTGTCTGGTGTGTACTCAGGTGAGTGCTTATATTATTCTTTCTTAAATCTTTCCAGTTTGCAGCGAGGTTATCAATAAGCTTCCACACATCCCCCTCGCTCCGTGCTTCTGCTATATCATCCCATTCATCAATACAGAACGTGATGTGGCGCATTTTATTAAGAGATTGTGCTGCACTTATAAGGTCAAACCAGAAATATGCTGGTGATACTTCCATTTTTTCATATTTTGTTTCTGTAGTTGCTGCTTTTCGTGGGCGGTGTGCTGGTTTTTCCTTATCATTCTTTTTCTTTTCCTGTTCCCGTTTCCGTATCTGTTTCATTTCCTGTTCCTGTTCCCGTTCCTGTTCCTGTTCCCGTACCTGTTCCTGTTCCCGTTCCCGTTACCGTACCTGTTCCAGTACCTGTTCCTGTTCCAGTACCTGTTCCTGTTCCTGCTCCTGCTCCTGTTCCAGTAACTGTTCCTGTATCCGTAGTAGTGCCTGCTCCTGTACCTGTCACAGTTCCCGCGCCTGTATCAGTTCCTGTTCCGGTAGATGTTCCTGTATCAGTTCCTGTAGCAGTTCCTGTTCCAGTCCCAGTGTCTGTTCCAGTCCCAGTGTCTGTCCCCGTTCCAGTTACTGTCCCCGTCCCAGTTCCTGTTCCAGTGTCTGTCCCCGTTCCTGTAACTGTTCCGGCATCTGTTCCTGTGACGCCAGATGAGCCGGTGCCGCCAATGACGTCCGTTCCGGATCCGCTTGTTCCAGTTCCTACGTCAGAACCGCCAGTACCTGTTGTTCCAGTAACGCTTCCCGTTACACCACCAGTAACGCCACCAGTGACTCCACTGTCTGCGCCACCAGTAACGCCACCCGTTACATTGCCAGTGACGTCACCAGATCCGCCAGTAGCGCCGCTTTCAAAAGACGGTTTTGTACCTGCATTGATAATGGTAACAGTGCCGTCAGCGCCTGTAGTCGAATACTCGTAAACAAACGGGCTATTTAAATTTGAAGCATCATATACGGCGCTATAAGAATACGGATTAGCCGGATCGTTGGGGTTATCTTTTGTGATCGTTACGTTGTATTGTGGGTGCCCCGGGTCTGAGGTGTCGTCGTAACGAAAGTCAGAAATACGCTCGCCGTTCTTAAGATCAAGACCTTTGAACGCGCCGTAATTATTTGTTGCAACGTCAGACCTGCTAGTTGAAGCATCAGCAAAATAATTTGCAAACTTGTCTTCAGGGATGATGCTGTTAAATTTATTTTGCGCATCAGTAACGTCAGCAACAAGGACATCGTAGCCAGTGTTAAATTTTTCAGCGTTCGTTACAAGCCGATCGTGGGCGGTAACATAATCGTTAATGCCGTATTTATTGACAATGTCATTTGTTTTTGTTGCAGTAGCCAGTTTTGTTTTAGCGTCATCTAATTCTGCCTTGGCTGCGTTTGCTTCAGCCGTAGTAGTATCTTCTTTTAATTTTGCTGCGTTATAAACATCTTGCGGAACAGGTAAAGACCAGTTTGATTTAGACCAATAAGCTAAACCACCGCCGTCTTCGCCGTGGTCTTCAAGTACATATCCTTGTCTATCTAAAATTGAGCTTAAAGATTCTACGGCAGCAGATTTGTTTTGATATGCCTGTTCTTTTTCAGTTATTGCATTTTGCAGCGGAGCTATGTCAACAGTCTCTCCGGTATAGGCAATGTTTAACTGCTCACCAATAGCATTGACTTCTCTAACCTCATCGTTTGCCGCAGCAATAAACGAGTGTTGAGTTGGCGCATCACTAGAGTAGGCATAAAATCCATCACCATAGTCTTGTATCGAATATCCTTGGCGCTGCATCTCCGCATCGTAAGCGGCGGTATTTGTGGCAATCTCTTTGTTTTTCTCGTAAGCCGCAACGTGTGAGTCATAATCATCACGCAAATCTTGAAACGCTTCAATCTTGGCTTTGTTGCCATCATCGCTAAGCACAGACTGATCAAGTTGTATTTGCTTTATGTTTTCACGATTGTCATCAACATATTTATTTATTTTGACTTGCGCATCGACGCTCTTGTCAAATGCCTCTCCGGCTTCATTTGCTTTGTCTGGAGAAATCTGCTTAAAAGCGTCTTTGATGTAAGGCGTCAAAAATGAACTGCCAGCTCCAACTGCGGCAGACACCAACGCGCTTTGTATTGATTGACCAGACGCCAACGTACGAACGGCAGACGTTACCGCAGCCTGCGATATACCACTGTCCCTGACGGTGTAACCGACGCCGCCAGCAAGACCGCTGGCAAGCGCAGACATGACTGGATTTTTGCCGGAAATCATTGCGCCGGTCGCACCCTGAGCGGCGCTGTTTGCAATTGACGCAAGCAACTTGTTATCGATTGCGCTTGATACAGCTCCGCCGACAACTGAGCTGACAGCGCCCGTTGCAAGAGACCTCATCAAAGATTCTGGGTCAACTTTGCCGGTCATTAAGACTTGCGTTGCAGCGTTAAGCGCAGCCTTCGTAGCCCACGTTGAAACGCTTGTAAGGCTGACGGCCTGCTCATACTGTATTCCAAGATCAACCAGACCCTGCAACGCAGTGCTAGAAAGGCCTGACGGGGCCATAGCCATCATTTCATATTCTGCGGCTGTCATTCCGGCAGATGCAGCACCTCCCTCAATAGCCCCAGCCTCACCTAGCGCAGCCAAACTTCCGCCGCCAGTTGCAACGGCAGCAACAGCGGCCACCGGCAGCAGCCACCCGCCGGGTATCTCTTCCCTGACCCAATCGTCAAGTCCGGATAAAGCGTCACCAACTGTGCCGATAACGTCTTCAAACGCGTTACCTACAGAATCGACGGCGTCTTCAACCCAATGAACTGGGTTTGCATCATTATGCAATTTAATTTTGCGGTCGCCGCAATGCTGAAAAGCATCCTCGGGCAACATATGAAAATGATGGTATCTCATACAACGGCCTTCCACTGATATTCTTCACGATCAGACTTCTCTACGTCTACGTTTAAACGGCGTAGGGCATTAATTAGTTGTTCATTTGTGGTTGGAAAATAAATTGCCCTTACGTCTGAATCTCTGACTTTTTGTATAAAATATGGCAGCGATTTAAAAAGAGTCATTGGGGCATCTTGCGTAAACAAATGACATTCAACATCACCGTCGCCTAATTGCACTAAAAACAAAACAGAATTGTTTTTTTGTAACAAAATTCCAAGTTTGTTTTTCAGCACATACATCATGCGTTTACCAACTTTTTGCGGATCTCCGCCTTTTTCTAATATTGTTTTATTGATAATCTCAGATGGCGTCATCTTTATTCCTTTTTGGCATCATCAGGACGCGGTCGGGTTGTAAGCGGCCATCATTGCCGATGCCCAGTCATCCCAGTTTTCAAATTCATCCGGCCGAGGAGTGCCCTCTGTTGCAAACAACCCAATCGTGAACAGGCCATCACCCCACTCGCGCCAGTCAGTATCGTCGTCCGGTATTGAAAGCTGCTGCGCGGCATACTGCTCACACATGAGCGAGGCCCATGACACGAACGTGTGATACCGCGGGTCATATACCAAAGCCTCCATCAATATCCTCTGACGTCACCAAAGTCTGCGCTGCAAATAACTCGCCCGAGCTGATAATCTCCGCCAGCCACGTTCGACACAAATTTTAACCGCAATTCCCTGCGCTGTTCTTTCATGTCAATTTTGTTTGTGGTGGGATCAAAAACATACGGCACCGATTGATAGTCGTCGCTTTGAGCATACGGCCGGCCGGTGACGTAAAGGGTCATCTCCCCTTCAAGGACAAAATCAGGCTCAACCCGCTCCAGACGCAGCCATTTGTTTATTCCGTCCATAGCCGGTTGTGAAGGGCCGCCAGATACCCAGCCAAGGTCGTTTGTCTCAAAATAACTTTCGATGGACGTCACGTTTTGACCGTTTACTGCGTCAACACCAATCTCGTGCTGGTATACGTCAATTCGGTTGGCGGGCAAAGAAAAAGTTAAGGTCGAAGATGCGGATCCGGTTGCGGCCACGGACATCTCAATTGCCTGAACGTAAAGCGTTGCAACTGGAATTGCAAATCCGCTACCCGCACCACCAAGATTTGCATTATTTGCGCTTAATACGTCTGCGACCTGATACCCAGCGCCGCGGGCAGTAACCGTTACAGTCGTAACTGCGCCGCCGGACACGACAACAGTGGCCTCTGCGTCGATGCCGGATCCTCCGGTTAGGGGCACGTTCAAATATGTCCCGTTGACGTAGCTTGATCCGCCGGTGATTGCGCCGAGTGTTTTAATGTTGCTCGACGTAATTGCAATCACTTTTGTGCCGGCTGTTATATTTGCGCCTGAAATAACCTGCTGCAAGGCCACTTTCGTGCTGTAAGTGTCGGAATAAAGAAATGCGCTCCCTGACACTGTTGAATACGTTCCGCTGAACACAAACTCCTCGGCGCTGACGTCCCAGCTGGCCTCTACTGGGTAATGAAAGACTTGAGAAAAATATCCGGCAGAACGACGTGCGCCAAGCGCCTCTCCTGCGTCATACCATACATCTTCGCGCACGTTGTAAATGATTGCATCAGTGCACTCGGTTGCATCGCCGCGTGGATAAAACCACCAAATCTCGCCAAACCGCGGCACCTTTGTTACCCAAACCTTTTGACGTTGGGCGTAATTCAAGTTGTCAAAAAAGTAATTCTGGTTGAAGGTGTTTGGAATTTCTTTGACCGTGCCGTTGTAGAGCAGAAAGCGGTCAACCCCGCACCAGTAATAGATGCCGTCATACTCGATCGCGGACTGGCTCGACAGGATCGACGATTGACCCGAAATGGTGTCATATCGCCAGTATTGAGCCGGCGTTCCAACCCCGCCGATGAACGACACTCGGATAAGGCTGTCAAGGCTCCAGAACAGCCCTGAGGGCGAGTTTGTGCCGCCCCTGACGGGTAACCCCTGCACGATCTTGCTCGTCGCTACGTTCGTCGCATTAGCGTCCGCAGACACCCAGTCTTGCGCGTTTCCTGCCGAGCAGTTCTGAATCAGGCCGGCGTTGCCGTAAACGAACACGTAAGGGTTGAGCGCAACAACGCCGCCGGACACAGAAATGTTGTTGTTGAACGTTGCCGTCACAGTCGCCGACGCGGTTGCGTTCGCGGACATTGTGACCGTCGTGGTGACCACAGAAACCACCGTAGTGCCCGAAGGAATGCCCGCCCCCGTGATCGTTTGACCAGCGCCGATCAAAGTGTTCAAGACAGAAAGCGTGACAACGTTGCTGGTATTGGTGGTCGTAACCGAATCGGTAAAGACGCCAATTTGCGACATGGACGTGCCAAAGATGTCGCCGATCAACACCGGCGTGTTGGCGTCGCTTGCAATTGCCTGAAGGTTTTGTCCCGGGTGCGCGAGCAGGCTTTGAACGCCGGCCCCAGTAACGTCGTAAAACCCATCAAACTGCCACATATTTAAATCTGAGGCAGTAAAGTTACTGAGAGTGAAATCTGCGATGCCGGCACCCACGCCGTTCTGATCAATTGTCAGTGATTGAAGCCCGTTGCTGTATCCACTGAATATGGTCGTGAACGCGTTCTGCGCATTCACCCATATGCCACGACTCGGGCCTAAAAGCTGGCTAGAAATTACGCGGTAGCCGCCAATTTTTCTTGGCCGACCACGTTGAAACCTGACCCACCGCCCGTCGTTGTAGAACTGCTTGTCAAAAAGCGTTCCGTCGCGCTGAACGCCGGACTGTGTATCAAGAGCAAAAACTTTTTGCGTCATGAAAAGGTTCCGCCTTGGACTCCGTCGGTAAAGTTACCCGTTCCGGTTATTTCAAGCCCGGAAGCAATTAACCCAAAACGCTTGGTGCCAAGTATTGAAATGCCAAACTCACCCGAGCCGGGGCGGTAAATGCCGGTTGAGGTCTCGCTTGCAAAATTTAACGATGGAGCGCCGGCCGTCCCTGACACCAAGGAAAGGTTAACCGCGCCGGCGGCGATCGTTGACGCATTCAGCAGGTTAACGGAGTCACACAACAAAATGACTTGTTGCCCAGCAGGCACGCTGGCCACGTCACCACCAGCGCCAGTCGTGAAGGTAATCTCGTATTCAGCGCCGGTGCCGTCTGTCTGATTGGTGATGTAGTAGACTTGAATGGTCTGCGGCAAAACAACCGTTACGTTATCTGTTAAGGTTCCGGTGTATTTTTGAATAACGTTTGACGCCTCGGAAGAGGTCAGCGTATACGACCCGCTCTGCACCGCCTTCGTCAATTGCGTAAAATTGAACTGCGTCGATCGACCAAGGCCAACGGTAAAAAATGCAGTTCCTGAGCAACAAATAACGCAAGAGTCGGCCGGCTGCAAACCAATGGTTGACGCAGAATTAATCAATATCCCGCCGCTCGGAGATATCGTCAGCGTACCCGTTCCGTTGTTTCGGACAAGCATAAACCAGTCATTTCCGAGCGTCACGGCGGACGTCAATGTCAAAGTGCCGGCCCCACCAGTCCATACATATGAGGACGCACGGTCAGAGCTTACTGCGATATAGCTTGACGAAAACGAGGTGACGGCATGCGCCGTATTGAGCGTGCTTGAAATGGCCTTGAGGCCGAACCCAGCAAGGGTTGCCGCGTCAACGCTTGACGTGCCAACGCCGAACGCAATCATCTCCCATGTCCCAGCAGGTGTGCCGTTTTCCGTGACGTAGACGTAGTTGGCCTTTGATGCGTCAACGGTGCAAATCATGCCGCCGTCATAGTCCGCGAGCGTAAATGAATACCCGCCAACGTTTCGAAGGAGCGCGTCATTGCCGACGGTTGTCTGATTTGCCGGAGGCATGAATATGGTCAGGCCGGCTGACGCCGGGGTGACATCCATGATCCGTGCCGCGGCGTTGTCTGTGGCATTGCCGTTAATCGGCCACGCAAGAACCGTGTCCTCGGACAGGGCAATTGCCCGATACGAGACGTCGGTCGGCTGTATTACGTTCCCAGTAAAGGGCGAAACGAATCCGGTCATGAATCCCTCACTATCGCTTGACGATCACCAATACGGGCGACATCTTCCGTCTTCAACACGTTCATGATCTGATCGTATTGACCCTGCCACATCGGAAGACGTTCGTCATTTTTCAAAAAAGGCATCGCCTGAAGCAGCGTGCCGTAAAGCAAAGCCTGCGGCGCATATTGCGTGAACCAGTTGCTTTGGTTTGAAGAGTCCAACGGCTGCGGGCGCTCGTAATACAGAACCTCGTAAACATAGTCCGTGGCCGGCGTTGGTGCTATCAGCCAGTGCGTGTAATCATAATCGCAGTAAAACATCGGTATGTCCGTTGATGCTGGATCCGGCCAGTATTCACGCAGATATTCGTATTTCCTAAGCAGCACCGGTTGTCGCCTGCCGTCAACGGTAACGTTCATAGATACTGTTTTGCGCCACCGCGCCGGCTTATCAATCGTCGCACTACCCATAACCATGTTGCTCTCGGCCACGGTCAGGTTACCGAGGATCTTCAGATCGGCGGCAATAACCTGCTCGGCCAGCATGATGAATTGCGGGATCTTATCAATCGTGGCCTGATCAGTACGCTCGAGATAAGTCTCGACGTCGTTGAACAAGCTGTCATATGTCATCACTGCCGCAGTTGTCATATCAATTTCCTAAATAAACGGCACGCTCGTCTTTTCGACGGTTTACAAGTCCTTGAAACACTTTACCCCCTGCCTTGGTATACAGCAAGAAGCCGTCCGCAGCACCGTCAAATTCACCCCGATTGTGCTTCATGCGGATACCGGATCGCTGAAGTCCACCCAGACCTAAATTAAACGAAAAGGATACAAGTGCATCAAAGCGAGGCTGAGTAAGATTAACAGGACATAGTCTGCAAACTCCAGCCTCAAACCTTGCAAGGTCTTTTTTAAGTAGCGCATGAACTTCCTCCAGTGTGAGGGTCTTGTTCCATTCCGGTGGCAACGACTTTCCATCCCCAATCAGATGCCCAACACCCACTGTCCAGAGGCCCACGCAGTCCTGATAGGGCTTACGCCGCACCCCTTCATGGTGGCACAGCATCTCAATGGCTTTGTCGGAGACGTTCATTTCTTGCTAAAAGCCTGTGTCCCGAACCAGAACGACACGATAGAAGCCCAAATTGTTTGCGTGTCGTCATCCCAAAGCTGATCCAGTGCCACGTTGAATTCCACGCCGGTCTTGAAGGCGTAGATGAAGCCAAACACTTCCACGAACACAAACATGATAAACATACCGTAGGTGATGGCAGGACGCACCATAGCCCTCGCATTGATCACCCAAGTGCTTGCCCCCTGACCTATAGCTATATCGTGCGCGTAGAGGCTCTGACGCTCTTGCATAGCGGTCTGGCTGTTCGTTACGTCCGCGTTGATTTGAAGCTGTTCGGTCTGGATATGCTCAATGCGTTCCTGCACTTCAAGGCCTGCTTTCTTCAGCGCCATTTCCCGTTCGGTCTGCATCTGCGCCAGCGTGACTTCGTGCTTTTTGTCAGCACGATCTTGGAAGAAATCCAGCAGTTTTGGCACACCACCGGATAGGAAAGAGATAACCGTAGTCAAAAGGGTAAACATTATTTCTCCAGTAGCGCGTTAATCATGGTTTGAATCTCAAGTGAATCTGCGGTGCCGAGCCATTCCGATCTGCGATTCTGTATATACACCAACCTGTCATACGAACACTTGTTGCCGTTGTCCTTGAGCCACTGTATTACCAGCCGATTCCTAACACTCGGATCGTGCGTTGAAAGGGCCAAAGACTGTAGATCGAAAACAGAACAGCGCGTCTC